TCACACGCCTATGCCGCTGGCTACTTGGAGAGCATGGCTGTGCAGATGCTGGCGCTGATGAGCAAGCGCGAGCAAAAGGGCTTTATCGACAGCATGGCGGCTGTTGTTAAAAAACAACGCGAACTGGCTTGACACTCTAGCCCAAAGACAGTATAATAGACACATAGACAGCAACAAGGAGCGAACCAAATGGCTAAACTATTGATTACCACCCAAGTGTACGAGAACTACGGTAGCGCAGACGAGCCCTACTGGAAGCCAAAAGGTGGCAGTGACTACGTGGTCAAGAAGATCAATGTCAACAAGGTCACAGAGACTGTGATGGCCTTGCGCTCACAGATCGAGTGCGACAATGAGTTCTATCGCGAGTACATCCTGGGCTGGGAAGTTGTAGCCAACGACTACCTCACAGAGTTTGAGAAGGATCAGTTGGAGTACGAGGGCAAGATCCGCTTTCCAGCAAAAGAGCTTGCCTGGTAACCCTACGGTTGACTGGGTTATTATTTGGTGCTATAATTAACACATAGACAAGCAAGGAGCAGAGATGTATAGAGTACGATCGCGGCATGGCAGACAGCTACTACCGCAGAGGTCGCACTCCACACTATTACATGGGCGACACTGGTAGCTCACCGCGTGTCACATACAAAGACATGACACCTGACGAAGTAGAAGCCTATAATGCAGGCTACGACGACAACGAAGAGCATGGTGACTATAAACAGTGGCTATAACCCATCGGTTGACAGGGTTATTATTTGGTGCTATAATACATACATATTAACACAAAAGGGAGCGAGAAATGACTAAAGTAAATTATGACAAGTTTGCCAGCTTTGACATTAACGAGTGCTGTGACCACTTTGACAGTGAGAAGCAGAGCAACTGGAAGAAGATCGGCAAGTTCATCGTAGCAGATGGACAAGAGTACGCACACATTATGGAGTCCGAGTTTGACTTTGAAGATGTAGGCAATGGCGAGTACGAGGCCTTCCAAGCAGGCGTTAAGTATGCACTAACTAAGATGAACATTGCCTTTGAGGCGGCTGCTCTGGACCTGCAGATCTGCGAGGTAGACCTTGTAGAGAGCATGGGCTTTATGATGGTACGTTGCGACGACGAGCCCGAGGACTTTGTAAAACGGGTTATGAAGAAGCCCGTTATGATGGTTGACAGCTGGTGCTAAAGCTGTTATAATCTAAACTTAAACAACAAATAGGAGCGACACTATGCGTACAGTACAAGAGATCAACCAGGCAATCATGTTTAGTGACTTGTCTAACACAGACCTGCACTCAATCATTGATGCAGTCAAATGGAAGCGCACCACACTGGCCAAACTGACCAAAGCCAGTTTGGCACTAGGTGATAACGTGAACTTTACCAGCACTAAGACTGGACAGAACATGACTGGCTTTGTGACCAAGATTGCTATCAAATACGTCACTGTTAAGACCTTAGGTGGACTGTGGCGAGTGCCTGCTAACATGTTAACCAAAGTGGATGACAACGAGTACGCTTGATAGTATAATATACACTTACTTAAACAACATTGGAGCGAGCAATGACTAAAGGCTATAAAGTACTAAATTTGGAGACGGTTTCTAACATGAAGAAAGCCAGCAAGGAATCAGTTGTCAGTTTTGGCATTGACACTGATGCAATCAAGGCCAAAGAGCGTGAGCTCAAGGGTGTAACAGATGAAGAGATCATGGAGCGTCTGCGTAGCCGCTTTACTATTCTGGACGACATGACCCGTGCTGTCAAGAAGGGTGATGTACGTGCTATGATCGTAACAGGTCCCCCAGGTGTAGGCAAGAGCTTTGGTGTAGAAGCTGTATTGAGCCGTCACGATGTGTTTGCTAACGTTGCCAACGACTCAAAGCTCAAGAAGTACGAAGTGGTCAAGGGTGCTATGAGTGCCATCGGCTTGTACAGTAAGCTCTACGAATACTCAGACAAGAAGTGTATTCTAGTGTTTGATGACTGTGACTCAGTACTGTTAGACGACTTGAGCTTGAACATTCTCAAGGCAGCACTGGACAGCTCTAAGAAGCGTACCATTCACTGGAACACAGACAGCAGACTTCTGCGTTCAGAAGGTGTGCCCAACTCATTCGAGTTCCAGGGCGGTGCGATCTTCATCACCAACATCAAGTTTGACAATGTCAAGAGCAAGAAGTTACGTGATCACTTGGAAGCACTTGAGAGCCGTTGCCACTACTTGGACTTGACCATTGACACAGAGCGTGAGAAGATCTTGCGCATCAAGCAAGTGGTTACTGAGTGCGGCATGCTAGACGACTACGAGTTCACGGACTTGGAGAAGGAAGTGTTGATTGACTTTGTGGATGACAACAAGAAGAAGCTGCGGGAACTGTCATTGCGTACAGTACTAAAAATAGCAGACTTGAAGAAGAGCATGCCCGGCAACTGGCGTGCTGTTGCAGAGGTTACGTGTATGCGTAGAGCATAACGTAACAGGGCTAGGCCCTGTTAGTACTCTGTAAGTCCGATTCGCTCCCGGCAAAGTATTTAGCAGGCTAACCCTATAAACACTCTCCGGGGTGTTTTGAATCCTAACTGATCCGAATCGCTCCCGGTAGGTTAGGATTTTTTTTGGCCGAGGGGTTCGGTGGTCGGGGCGATAGATGAGAGGGGTCGGGGCTTTATATTATTATTATTAATACTAACTTATTACAGCTTAGTGGTGCTAAATCACCACCTTGAAAAGAAAAGTACTCCACCTAAATTTTTTACGCAGAATTTTTTTTAGGCTGCAGGACCCATTTGGGCACACTGTATTCTCACTGTAAAAACAACCCCGGCCTCAGCATTTAGTAGCTTGTAAAATTTTTTGCGCGGCAATTTTTTTACCCTGCAGGACCCATTTCGGGCTTAAATACAGCATGTACAGAATTTATCAGTTTTTTAATCTATTCCCCACACCTATATTTGCCATAATGGCTGTTTATCAATATCATGAGACACATTCTGTATGCACTAGCACAGCTCATATAGATACCATGCTCATAATGTGGATTCTAATGAGTCTAGCACACTTGTCACCATGGTTGTTACTGGGTCAACAGTTGTACCTTGCCCGGAAGGCTAAGACAGCAGTGAAAACTGCCCTGTAACACTGCCCACGCTTGACTGTACAGTATATCCTTTAGATCTTCACGATCTTCCATCCAAACCAAATCTTGTACCAGTATACAGCCCATAGCACCTTCAAGCTCACATGTATATCCTGTGGCTGTTTGTGTCAGTGTTTTTAGTCTTATTCCCACATTGATCTAAACTTGCCATAGTGGCGTATGGCAGTATATGCAGTTTCAGCTAGAAATTCAAAGTGATCACGCATGATTTCCACAGTTGGTGATTCTTGATCACGTAGCGCACGATCATAACAGCTTTGACCCAGTTGTACATAGTAGCTTTCGTTAATGCCTTTTCTTGAGCCCAGTTCAGGAAATATTGATCGTGTAAACCAACAGGTATTGGCCAAATTCAGTGCTTGCTCACTGGTGCGTATGCTTAGATAGCGTTCTGCATAGCTAGGTTCAGGTTGCCAGTTAGGCTGTTCTACTTTGCTGGCAAATATGCGGCTTTCGTATGCTATAACATATTCAGGTATTGCCCAGCCCATTAGTTCATTAGTGTCTGTGAGTATACGTGTGAATTCGCGAACCATTAATTCCATATCATACTCTCCTAGTATGATTATTTATTTTGGCTAGAACTATTTTGAAATATGCGTATATTACTGACTCTAAAACCGCTTTACCGCTTGCGCTGTCGCGAATTTTTTGCGCTTCGCGATGTTATCTATATTCGTAGTTTACGGTGTCATCGTTGTCACTGAGTGTGACTGCACCGTTTTTATGATGGAATCTGCGAGCCATTTCTGTTTTGGGACTCAGCGTTACGTATCTGGTTATGGAGTTATGATTCTGTTTGATCCATAGCTGTGCCTGTTGTATCAGTTCACGCCCTGCACCTGCATCATAACTCCATATGGTGTAAAAAGCTGCCACTTGACGGCCATGTATGCCCAGTTCACGTTCTGTGCGTGGCACTTGATCTAGATAGGCCACACAGGTCACTGCTCTAGGTCTTGTGCCATCTAACAGCACAAAGGTATCTGCATACTCGTGTGTGCGTAGATCTCGAGGTATTGCTGGACGTACTGGATCGTCTTTGACTAGGTCAAATAGGGGGTCTTGTGTGTTTTCTATTCTGTACAACATGGCTGGCTAAAGGTAGGGTTATTATATAGGTACTTATCATTTTATCTGTTAAAATTTGATTACACATCGTCATTTTGCCCTAGATTATTAATTAGCTGTCGCAGTTTTGATGATTCTACCTGTGCAGAGCTTTTGGGCGCTGGCTGTCCTGTTAGGGGATCAATGCCATTTTTAGGCTGTGCTCGTTCCCAGGGTTCTGAAGCAGTTGTGCTGGTACGCTGTAGATTTTGCAGTATTGAGCTGCCCTTGGTTGTAGGTGCGTGGCCTTGATCTTCTTCGCCGGGGTCTGTAATGCGTAGTGTGTCCAAATCAAAGTCTAGATCAATCTTTTGTCCTACACCGCTTGATGAACGTGTCTTCATTAACTGTATCTGATACTTGCCGCGCTCACGCATGGCTCTTGATGTAAAGATACCGAACACGTTGTCTGCTGTTTGAATCTTTGATAATCCACCTGAAATATGGCTATGATCAAACTCAACTTCTTCAACAGCACCACGGTTCAGCTGTGCCGCAGTTACCAACACACAGTTCTTTTCTACAGCTAGGTTACGCAACTCTTCTGACACATACTTGTCCTTGATAAACAAGTTTTCTGCTGAGATCTTTTTGCTGATCGGCATTAACAAGTCCAGGTAGTCCACTAAGAGAATATCAACCTTACGACCCAGTTTGATTTCATACTCTTTGAGATAACTGCGTAGATCGTTGGCAGTCTTACCACTAGGCATATATTTGACCTGATAGGATCCTGCTTTTTTGCCTGTGACCCGCACTCGCATTTCTACTTCATCAATTTGTCTAAACACTTCTCTAGCAGGGATTTCTGTGACCATCGAGTCTACACGCATACTGACCAGTTCTTCTGACAACTCCAGTGTAACATAGACCACATTAAGACCCTGTAATACCCAGTTAACACCTAAGTTGGCTAGGAACAAGCTTTTACCTGCACCACTTCCACCTGCAAAGATATTGAGCTCTCCGCGATTCATACCACCGAACAGCTTCTTGTCCACAGTTTCCCAACCAGTTTTAATCTGTCCGTTCTTGTCCTTGATGCGTAACAGTCTAGCACGAGGATCAGCAAAGTAGTCTGTGCCCATGTCCTTGTTCAAGCCGATCTGTACTGCTGATTTGACCAAATCTTCTACAGGACCATATTCACCCTTTTCCAGTAGATCTGCTGACTTTAGAATAGCTCGCTCTAGACCTTTGTGTCTGATAAAAGTTTCAAAATCACTCAGCAACCAGTCATAGTGTGCTTCTTTGAGTTCTTGCAAATTGCTTAGGTCTAGACCCACAGTGGCCTTGACAATTTCCTGTGTGGGCAATACATTGTGTTCTACTACATAGTCATTGACAAATTTGGCTGCGGGCTGTAGCTTGCGATCAAACAGTTCGTGATCAAATATTGATTGGCAGCGTACAAACGTTTCTGCGTCTGTCAGCATCATTTCTAAGTATAGTTTCTGGATGTCAAATCCATAATCTGCATTTTGTCTAGTTGTCATTATGGTCTCTTGTGGTAAATGTATGTGTGGTTCTGAATCTCGATTTTAGTCCATCTAACCAGTTTTGTTTTGTTTGAGCCTGTTGTGTAATCTCAGACTCAGTGCCTTCTAACACAATAATCTGCATTAAGGGCGTACCTGCAGGAATAAAAAGTTCTCCTGGCTTTTTATGTATCTCAATAATAGGACTGACATCATAATATTTGCCAGGGTTTAATATGCCTGGCTGTGCGCTAAAATCTTTATGGTCGGAATAGGGTATGGGCATCATCAATACATTTAGTCCCTTGGGCACAGACATGGTCCACGGTGTATTGATCTTAATCAGTGTTTTTAGACTGTTATCTTGCACAGGTACTCTAAGCGCAGGTTCATTTTCACTAAACCAACTGAGCAGTTTGGGCGTGTACTGAGATTCTTTAAGATATTCTTGTAGTGCAGGAGGAATAGCAAATTCAAATCGATCTGATTCAGAACCGGTTAATATAGTCAAATCAAACCAGCTGTTTAAGATCCAACCACGTTGCATGATATTGACTATGCCTGGACATTTTACTGTGCCTGCCACATGCTCACGATGGCCTATTTGTTCTACTTTGCGTTTGTATTCTAATGCGCTTTGCCGCCACCAGTTATGACGTAGACTACCAGCAGGCACAATAGGATATCTTTCTAATACCTCTGGTAGTTTACAATGAAAAGTTACTTTAGGTTTTGACCAAAACATTATTGTCCTTTAAACCACGCTCGAGCTCGTAGTTGTTGTTTTAATTGATTAGTTTCTATACCCTGTACAATCAAGTATAGTGCGGCCAGTCGGCCTAATTGTTGTTGTGCTTCATTGATGTCTTTGACGCCTTCGGGCCATTCAGGAAAACTTAGGCCCCAACCAAATTCCAGTGCTTGCTCGACTAGTCTATATCCTGGTTGATCTCGGTCAGGAACTACCACTATCTGTTTGCCCAGTTGCTCGATCAATTTGCGTTGTGTTTGATTAATTTCTGCACTAGTCAGTGCTACTCCGTCAATAGATATAGCATCAATAGGACCTTCAACTACAAACACATATTTGCGATCTACCAGCTGTCTGTCTAGATTAAACACATATCCTGGTTGTTGTTCACTGATATACTTTGGTTTGCCTTCTGTGATTTTTCTAGCTGTATAACCTACAATGCGCCCTTGATAGCGAAATGGTATAATCAGTCTATTGGTAAATCCTTCTTCATCAGTCCAGTGGAAATCATAGTCTTCTAAATATAAATTACGACTTTGTAAGTATGCTAACACTGGTACTAGTTCATCGGGTACATTATCTAAGTATGACGTTATTGGTTCACTACCGCGTGGTAGTGCCTTATCAATAAACGTGATCTGATCTAGTCGTTCGCTGGTATAACCTTCGACTTCTTCTATACGCATGGCCTCTATGCTACATTTGGTAATGAGCTCGTCGGATACATTAATCCATTTTAACAGTCGTTTGAATTTAGCCGATATTTTTCTACCAGGTTGCCAACTGGCTTTGAAGCCGCAGTTGAAACAATGATAACTAACACCTTCATTGAGCATGATACCGCCACGCTGACGTGTATCTGCTTTTTCACCATTATGGTGGCAACAGACAGCATTAAAGCTTACCCATCCACTAGGTGTAGTTTTGCGTCTAGGTGGCAAGTGGGTATTGACAGTGTCAATGATCAGATTCATCTAGTTATTTTATACTCTAACGATGACTCTGTCAATTTTTCCGGTGTTGTTTCCTAGTAATTCGTAGGTAATTCTTAGCCAACTTATGTTGTTGCTAAAATCAGTTATGCTGTTATAAGTTTTGAATACACGATTGGTAGTTGATGCTACAGTAAAGGTTTCCAGGGTATCCCAGTCAGTGCCTGTGCTCACTACTTGATCTGTAGTAATTTGAACATTAACTGTGGCTTCTACATTATCGCACCAAAATTCCAAATTCATTGTAGTAGCTTCAACAATGTCATTTGGCGGATTAACTTCGACTGCTTCACTGTAATATGTCTTAGTAGCATCGTCTATTGTACTGTGCAGATAGGTAAATGTATCAATGATCTTTGGAGCAGGTGTTATAATTTGAGCTGAACCTAACAGATCCATACGACCACCAGCTTCAAATTGTGTATCTCCGTAGATAACGTTACGTGTACCGTCGTTGTTTTGCTTATAGATTACATAACGTAAAAATTGAGGCTCAAGATAATCAAGTTCAACTTTAGGAATAGTAAATTTACTAATACCTAAAGTGGCAGTGTGTACTACAGGCGCAGTGTATATTTCCTGCCCTAATTCGTCCATAATCAAGCATTTAAGAGTAAGACTGCTAACATCAAATCGTCTTTGTTCAGCATTTTTAATATCTAATTCTATGACATTGTCATAGCCCTTGTAAATTTTAACAGTTCTTTGATACACGATTCTCCACTCCAGAGGTGAGGTAGTCAAATCTAAATTTACCGGAATCCGATTTGAATATAAATAACTTGAAATTTTTTGCATTGGTTAAAAGCCTCAACTGTATTTATATGGCTAAATTAAGAGATAACATACAAGAACAACTACCATTTATTACTGTACTACATTACGGGGAAGAAGAATATGTAGGAATAGTCATTAATCAAGATCAGCACGTAACTAGTTTTTACGACCTTGAATTAATCCGAACCCCAGAAGAAAAAACCATCTTTTTAGAAATAGGCGAAATATGGTGGTGGGAATCAAATCGTCAAATACCCATTAGTATTTTTTGTCGTAAAGAAATTGAGCCTTTTAAATATGCTGTTAAGACCTTTAACAGCAAAGATGTTAGAATTGTGTTAGGACCAACTGTAAATTTATTAAACATGACCTTAAAAAGAGTCAAACGTAAATCTGTACAGTTAATTAGATCAACTAAGCGTTAACTGTACCCGTAGCTGATCTTTTCACAGATTAAATTCATCTGAACTACTACCGCCATTGCATACGCAACTGCGTGGGCCTTCTTAAAGTAGTATTCACCATCCTCGGGCTTTGTCCAAATAGTCGTCATCACTGTCGTCCAGTCCTTCCCAATCAAGTGTCTCTTGGCGGGTCGTATCATAGCCAAAACGGCCGCTAGTTGGAGTATACTCGTCGGCTTCATCTGACGTAGTATGCTGCCGTGACCGTTTACGTGAAAAAGTAAACTGCTGAAATCGTCCTGCTCTAAAAGGTCCCATAGTGGTTCGGTCTCCATCAAAGTTTTGAGATGATCTTCATTTTGAACATCTTTGTACACGCTTACATTTAGCATATCAATTTTAAAGTAGCCTCTTTCTTCAGCTTCTTTATAATCTAATGTACTTTGACCAGTAAAAGGATTGTACGGCACAGAAGTACAGTATATGCCAGTGTTATGCTTTTTAAAAGTACCATTATCACAAATACTAGCTGTGATATGCTCAATCTTTTCTAAAGCATGTTCTCTATTGGCAAAATCTATATCAATGTCTGGCATTAGTGTATGACCTCTGATTCAAATAACATTAACGGTAAATTTTCAACTAAGTAAGATGCGTATTTATCAGCATCTTCTACGTTATCAAAGCCTGTCAATTTTACATATACTGTTTTGTCATCCTCGCTTAGGATAACTTCTAAATCTAGTTCACAGATATCAGCTGAACTTACTTGTGTCATAGGTTGGCCTCCTTGATTACAGCCTTAACTAGCTCTACGTCAAATGTTTGTTTTTTAAACTTTTTTGACCAAACTACAGGATCTATAATACTACTTATAGCCGATAATTGATCATCTCTAAGAGAAGTTAGCATTTCTTTACCGGTATTAGATAGTAGTAATAACCAAGGACTCACCTTACCATCTTTAATATCATATACAGATCTATTAGTATTAGAATATTTAAAATAATGATTCCATTGACTGTTATTGTCTTTAGCCCATTGCTCCATATGTGCTACACTGCGTTCTAATGCAGTTTCAACAGCTTCAGTGTGAATAAGATTTAATACATATTTTTCGTAAAGAGAATCTTTACACCAGTGATCTAATTTTACTCCGCTTTTTATTACATATTCAATGTACTTGTCGGGATATAATGGATTGATGTTGTGTACATAACTGCCAAACTTGATAAAAGCATTATAATATGGGCTATGTGCAAATTCATCGTAAGTTTTGTTTTGACCTTGTTTTTGGGTCAGCTGATAAAATTTATTAAAAGCAGTATAACCAACAACTACATGTTTTTCATCTTTGGCAAAGTGTCTACGTTTTTGTTCGCACATGTGTACAGCAAGAGTTTTTTCTTGCATATACTTCGAACCACAAAATTGACACTGATATTTTTTATCCACCTTGAGTGTTAACATTATTTAAAAATTTTATCAATTTGTTTTTGATCGTACCCGTAACGTTCAGCAAGTTCTCTAGCTTCTTTGAACGTTATTAATTTGCTCATTAATTCTATCTCATCAGCTTTTCGATTAGGATAAATTTCTAATAAGAATTTGTATATCTTATTTCCGCTTTCTTTTTCTTTGCGTTTAAAACCAATCCATTGATGGAAAAAAATCTGTCTACTTTCATGACTACACATACAAAGTAGTTGCCATAATAATTTAGGATGTTTCTGTAAAGTATTCCAGTGCTTATTAAAATATTCATTAACTGTTAATACAAAATGCTCTTGCAAGTCTCTTTTATTAGAAGAAACATTACTGATATACCTGTTTAAAATAAAGAATTCCTGTTTGAGATTTTTTCTTTGATCATCGTTAATCTCATCCCACAAATTTTTGAGATTTAAATCTACTGCTGCCAGTTTTTCTTTAAGTTCAATTTTGTCACTCATTATTTTTTAATCCGTTACTGTGTGTATCTCGCACAGAATCGAGGTCTTGAAACAGTCTTTTTTCTTGTGCTGTTAATTTGTCTTTATGCGTCTTACGAGGATTCCCGCATAGATAACAATCAGGATTACCACAGTCCATTGCATGATGTTTTGCTAGTCGATGCGGTTCTTTAATTGTTTTGTCTTTTTCAGTTAACCCATGCTCTTTGGCTATCTTAACCTGTTTAGCAATAGCGTTTTCATCTTTAAGCAAACGCTTTGAGTGTTTGAATTTATCTTCTTCTTTACTCATAATGGTTTGTCCTTGCTTAATCTATATATCATTATAGCACGATCTAAGGTTTTTTGTAAAGCGGTATTGGTCCGTGCAGCTCGACGGATTTCACCCCACATCTTGTCTTCAAGTAAGTGTTCGTGTAGCGGTCTTCCATCTGGAGTTCTAGGATCAGGGGTATGCTTATATCCAATTAATTTACGTTCTGATTCCCCAAATTCTCTAGCATATACTTTGTCGCCATTGCGTTCATATATGTAGGTTGCGCCAGGTTTAAGATTGCCCATATTATAGTAATTTGCTTAAATCGATCATTTCACTTTGTCTATTAATTTCTTTGACAAAAAACGAACAAAGAGGTTTATGTTGTTTATTTAAAGGAACAGATAACAACTGTCCTGTTTTCATTTTAGGAAAATACCATTTAACATCGTTATAAAAATTAACGATTTCAATCTTTTTAAATTCTATTCTAAATCCATTTATAGGATTAAAACACAATGCTTCAAAACCTCTATCGTTTAAACTTGTTAAGGGTAGTATCTCTAAATCACAACTGCTAGAACTATCTCCCACAGCAATTGACCAGTCAATGGGCATAGTTACCTCATCGTCGCCTATACGTAGTACCATTGCCGGACTGTTAAAGCTTTCTAAAAAGATTAGTGGCATAAAAAAGAAATCTGGATTGTGGTAATCACTGTTATCTAGCACACTAAATCGCATATTTTCATCTACCTCTTCGGGTAAATTATTAAGGTCAAATGCCTTGTTATCTAAGGTTAATATCATCATGTTAATTCCAATCTACTTTATCTATTGTGAAGGGGTATTTGGCCTCCTTGTAAAACTTTTTACGTTCTGTTAAATGCTTTTTTGCATATTTGCAAGTCGAAGTTATGTCCCAGATCTGGACGAAGTCTTTATCTTCAGCTTTTCTAATACCTCGCCCAATGCTTTGTATAACCCGGACAAAGCTCTTTCCGGGCTCCAAAAGAACCAAATTAAAAATCCTAGGGATATTAATACCCACAGCGGCCACACCATAAGTCGCCACAATAATCTTGTTATCAGCAATCGCAATTTCATCGTATTCTTCTTTTCTATCTTTAGTTTTTACTTCACCGGAAATAAACACACTGTCCTCAATTTGTTCTGTTAGAAGATTGCCAGTATCAATCCGGTTTACTAATACTAGGGTGTTGCCAGAATTTGCGATTCCTTTGATTAACTTTGACACAAAGGTCATTCTATCTTTGTTAGTTACTAGATACTTAACTTCGTCTGTATAACTTTTAAATTCCGGTAAATCTATTAATTGAGTAATGTTAACGTGACAGTTACTAAGCACTCCTGCTTCTTGTAATTCATGTGCTGACACTTTGTTAACAACTGGTCCTAGGCTAGCAAAGATTGCTTGATTTTCAAAATCTTCTTTAGGAATTGTACCAGTTAAACCCCAACGTATAGGGGCATTACATAAATTTTGTGTTAATAAATTTTTTAATACATTAGCTTTAGCCATATGTACTTCGTCAACCATTACAGTTTTTACACCATCAAGAAACTCTGCAAGTGTTACAATTTCAGCTTCTTGATTTTTTGATTTCTTATCGAGTATATTGAGACTCTGCCAAGTGCAAATAGTATGTGTACGACCTAATTCTTTTCGATCGCCGTAATAGACTCCAACATCAAGACCACAGTTAATAAAATCTTCTTCAGTCTGTTCAACAAGACTTTTGTTAGGTACAATACAAATTGTTCGACCGTATGGTTCACATAATTTACTCAGTGTTGCTGTGGTAATAGTTTTACCAAATCCTGTAGCAATTTCTTGTAGGCATTGAGGATTTTGTAAAAATTTATTAATGACACTTACTTGATCTTCTCTAAGCCTAATAGGATTGCCTTCGTATCTATGTCCCTTAGGCCAGGTCTTTTCTCCCCAAAAATCTGTAGTAATCTCTGGAAATTTAATTTCGACATTAGATCTAAAATCTTCAACATCTTCAACATCAACGCCACTCGATTCTAGCACTTCTAATATTTTAGGAAGTTGGTGTAAGTAACCGCTACCACCTAATCCAAATAATGTAACAGTACCGTCCCATCTTCCTAATTTAAATGCGGGTCTATATCTAGCAGTAGGATCTTCATACTTAAACGTATTAGATAGTTTTCTACGAATTTCTACTGAAAGTCCTTCTAATTTAATATTGACTTCATCTTTAATTACAAGTTTACATGATGGCATCAATATCTCCTAACGGTGCTTTGTCATGATAGTAGATGATAAGATCTACATCATCACAGTATACACTAGTTTTGTTATTTTTAAAATTGTTTGTGAACGATATAATACTGTTTGGCTTCCATTGATCTTTAACAAGAAATTTTGGTAGTTTGTTGTTAGCTAATCCTACAATTTTTGTATTTTTATCTAACTTCAAATTATATTTTAAGGTGTTAATCAAATCATTAAAAATTTTATTCTGCTCAGTTGTATTGTCAAATCTAAAATAAATCCCTACATCGGCAATCGAATTTGATTCAAGTGCAGTTGCCATATTTTTGAGATCAGTTATAGAATCTTTAATGTCATGGCTTGAAAAAATAAAAAGTACAGGTAATCGGTTAAGTTCGTTCAGCGAATGTATAATGTCTGTTAAACTAACTTGATTCTTATCAAGATATAATTTAGATGTTCTTCGATAGGCAATTTTATCAGTTAATGTACCCGGTGCAAAATCACTAAAAATTTGGTATTGATACCGAATTTTTCTATCGGCTAATAATAGATGATTTTCACTATTTTCTACACCGATATCTGCATACAAACTGTCTAACAATTTTTTACTTTCGATATTTTTTAGATCGAAAATATTTTCTTTAGTTGATAAAACTTCTAAAATTTCATGGTAAAAATTCTGAAGTTTTTCATCAATTTCAAATCGAAAGTTTTTTAAACCCTTAACAAGAGTTAATATATTTTTTTCTGTTAATGGTAATGTGTGCTTCTTATTACCGATAGATATCAAAGCACCGTCGAGGTCTTTAGATATTTTAGAAATCTGGTCCCTAATACGTTTATTAAAGGTAAATTCTATAATTATGTGCTTTTCTTCACTGTCACTAAGGTAAATCTTTTTTACGTATTCAATCTGGCGGAAGGGCTTTGACCAGATCGGTGATTCAATTAAAGATAAAATTTCAGGATCTTTAAATTCTAAATTATCAATGTTTTCATTAAAAATTTTTACCAGTAATTTTCCCTGATTTTCGGTCAAAAAATGCCCACTACTAATTTGTCTAAAAAGACTAACTAGAATTTTTCTATCCCTAACCGGAACAGTTTGTTGGACGCTTGTAGGTGAACTAGAGTAAAGATCAATGAGAATGTTATCTGTGCTATTCATACTTTAATTTTACACTCTTAGTCAAAAATTGTCAAGTTTTTCAACAAATTTTTGATAGGTTGCCCTGATGCTATTTCGTTGATAGTCCATTCGGTGTTACAAATTTTTTCAAACCATACCGCTCTGTCAGGTGTTAATGGATTTTCTAAATTTGCTAAATTTTCAATACTAACAGGCCAGGCTAAACTATCTTTTTCACAAAAAATTGGTATACCATTAATTGCTGCTTGCACACCTACACCGGAGCAAGCGTTGATAGCACACCAGGTAGTTTCCAGTTCACGCTCATGATCGTAGACATCGTGACTGTCGGGAATTTTTATAGGTATAGAGGTTGAAAAATCGTCAATTTTTTGAAAAAATCTGTCTCGAGGATGAGGTCTATAAATTATAGGTCTGTCTGAGTAACGGCGTATGATTGTAACTAAATTTTTTAACCATTCATCAACAGGCGGCCTTGTTGACCATTGTTCACTTTGGCTGTGTTGACCAAAAATTACAATATTTTGACCTGATTTTTTCCATGGTTTTAAGGACAATCCTAATTTTTGTGATCTAGTGTAATCAATATCAAATTTTTCAAAATTATATCCGAGAGCGTTAACATGGCTGAGTCCTAATTTCCATGTAGTGCCTCTTACCAGTGTACCTACTTCAAGAATTATTACCGGTTTTTTTGTTTTTTTTGCAAAATTCCAAATTTCTTGGTTACCACGCATACGTCCCTGCCATAACACTGACCATATGACATAACAATCTGCATTTAGGTCGTGAAAGACCACAGTGTGTCCTAAATTTTTAACGCCTTGTGCAAACGCTTCAAATACCGGTTTGCTGTTTAGTGCGCCATGATTGGGGAAAAGTGAAAATTTCATTGCTTAAATATTTAACTATGCAGACACCATCCGTACAAGGCAAATTTTGCCAAAAAGACTTTTTTATTTACTCAGCTGCTGATGAACATTACTTTGACGAGTTTGTTCCTGCCCTAGCAAGAAGTATAAAAAATAATACCGTTTACTCTCTTCACTTACATTTATACAATCCTAGACCAGATCAACTTGAATTTTGTCAAAATAATGATATTACGTGGACTGCCGAATATATTCCGCTAGAACTCTTTGACCAGGCAACACAAAAATTTGATAACAGTGATACCGATGAAGTATTAAAATCTCAAAAATTAAGAATTACTACAGCAATGACCAAAGGCGGTGATAAATCTCTAAGAGAAAGATTAAGAAAAACCTATTTTGCCTGTGCTAGATTTATACGCCTAAAAGACTTTGTTAATCCTCGTCAAAAATTTCTTGCTATTGATGTTGATGCCATTGTTCGAAATAATTTTCCTCTATTAGGAGGAAAAGATTTTTATATTCATCACATCTCTGGTAAAAAAGCTAGATACTTAGCTGGAGGAATTTTTTACACTGGTGAAAATTTTGACTTTTTTCATCAGTATGGTGATCTATTAGAAAACTATATTAAAAATGACAAAATACACTGGGGATTAGATCAGGATAAAGATCTTGATGTTTTTCTCAACGAGAAGTCAAAATATACGACTTAATTGCAGTCCATAGTTTGCCTTGACAAACTTCTTCGTTGCTCCAGTGAATATTTGCAATTTTATGAATCCATTCTGATCGATCTGGCATAGGTGGTGTTTCAATCAGTGACAAGTTATTAAAACAAACATCTTGTGCCCAGCTTTTAGTAGGTTTTTCTACATAAACTGGCACACCTTCAATGGCACTAACTACATTAGGTGTTGATGAATATCCTACAGAACACCAGCAGTTTACTAATGCTTCTCTGATGCCTTCGTGTTCTGAAATTGTAATACTAGTTCCGTAGCGTTTTTGTAATTTTTCAATTTGTTTAAAACGTGTACCGTCGCCCGGATGCATACGAACCATAATAGGACGTTGACTGTATTTTCTAATAGTGGCGATTGTGTTTGCTAACCATTCGTCTTGATCAGTAAACATATTAAATCCTTTTGGTCGTTGAGCCAATATTAAAATATGATTGCCGCTTGTTCGCCAAGGCTTTAGTTCAGCATTGTGCCATTGACTATAATTTGTCCATTTATTTTTATCTAATGCATCAAAGAAATAAATTCCGTCGTTGGGATAAACGGAATTTAAACTATAGCGATGCCATTCGTGTTCTTTTCTTGAATAATGTAAGATATTACTATCTACAAATACTTGAGGAGTTTTTTGAAGTCTAAGTTGATCTATTATTTTTTTTCTAAAGTTATCTTCTAATGTATATCCTAATACAAATCCAACATCTAATTTTTCTATAGGTAATTTATTAAAATTATAATCTATAACTTCATCTCCGCAGGCAACCACACCTGCTTTAAAGTTATCCATAAGCATAACCTTATTAGAAAACTTTCCAGGGTTTGAAATAGAATTATAAAATATTCCTACTTTCATTACCAATCCTTTGATCTTGTCATTGATATATTGCCTTCATCTGGTAAAGTATTACGCCCCATGAGGTGATTATGTGTTTGTATTTTTACAAGATATTGGTTTATTGCATTATCTGCGAAATATCGATTATAGAACTTTACTAAAGTTTTTGCAGCATTTGGTTTTATAGCATAACCGCTGGCACCGGGCATACTAAATCCCCTCCAAGTTATTGGCTGAGGACTTCCGCTGGGATTTTCTAAGTATGTTTGCCACGGCTCGTTTAAAAAAGAACTTTTACCTAACGATAACACTAATACATCGTCCCAGTCTATAGGTTCCCAACCTCTAAAAAATTTTACGTCGTCTTCAAAAATCATGATAGGCTCATCTAACTCGATACATTTTCTCCATAAGTCATAATGACTATAAAAGCATCCTATCACTCCCGGCATAGATAATTTTCCCTTATCGTCACCTATAGGAATCCTTTTTATAATTTTTAAAAAATGTGTTTCTAAGAATTCTTCGTATTTTTCTGGTACTATGTAATCCTTAATATCTTCCATGGTTTGTTCTTGATTTTTAATGCTATAAGGATAAAGAGTACGTTTTTGTTTTTTTGCTCTCTCTACAGCAACATCACCGGGCGTACCTGGCCAAAGACGAGCATCGATATTGTAAGACTTTAATTGCTCTAACATAATTTTAGAGTGATTAACGCTATGATTTCTTGAAGGAAGATATATTATAAATGCTTTCATTTTATTTCCAATGAGTTGATACTAACGGATGCGACAACATTGTCGACGGCTTTGTATGAGCTTTTCTAAACATTAACATTTTAACATTTGTTAAATCAAGAGCATCGTCGTGTTTGGAAACAATATGAAACCAATCATTCGGGCAAATATCTAAAAATGTTTTATGCTCAACATGTTCGCTAACTATTGCTTGATCACCGTAAAGCGGAGGTGCAGAATATAAAGATTTCCAGTATTCTAATGGTTTACTTTTATATAAGTTCCACAGGCTACTATAATCTCCGTCCCAATACATTAACGCACTGGAATGAATATTTTTGTCTTTTTCTAACCACATTACAAACTTTTCAGTCTTACACAATGTTAAAATTTCGTCTATATTGTTACAAATGACAGTATCTAAATCAATGTACAATACTGGGCCTACAAATTGTCCAGGCCTAAATAATTGCATTTTTGACCAAAAACCGTCGTCGGTCATATCTAATTCGATACGGTCACACGGTACACTACAATCGCTTAAACAAGTAAATTTAAAAGGAAGAGAAACATTTCTCTTTATAGAATTATGTAATTTTTCAACCCACGATGCATTATAACCTACTTTGCCACCTTGTCTCAATACACAAACTATATTAATCATATTTTTTTAAAACCAATAATCCAGAATTTTTATTACAATGTTCTACAATAAACCAATCGTTGTTGTTAATTAAAAATTCAACCGCAGCCTCAAACACATCGGGCCACGCTGTTGTATCATGAAAAATAATATACTTGTTTACATTTTTAAAATGACGTTGTAATTCTGCTTCTGTATGTTTTTTCTTATGAACTGTATCTATGAACAGTAAATCAGTATTGTCTATGTCAACTTCTAAACTATTCCCTATTATAAATTTAAAATCAATATTATTATCGGTTGCATAGTTATATAATTCTGGTAGTATAGATAAATTAATATCTGTTATATCATAGCTTCTTAATTTTTTTGGATTTCCTGCTAAAAATGCAGTAGTGCTTAATCCGGTGTAAACGCCAAATTCAACAATAGTATCTACCATTGATGCATATTTTTTGTATGTATCAAACCTCGATGGACTATCCCCCAGCCATGCTGTTGGTTTTATTTTTAAATTTAAAAAATCTTCTTTTAATTGTTTAATATTTCTCATAAACTGTATCATGCCCCCATTTTTGAATAATTTTATAGCCTAACGAAAATAATAAATCATCTATGCGTTCTTGCGGCCATCCGTATTCATCGCCACTACCGTTTGTTTCTAACACTATTAGTGGTGTGTGATTGATAATAGTTTCTTTCGCTCCTAATAATGCAGGTCCTTCAAATCCTTCGATATCTAAATGAATTAGCGACGGAGACAAATGCAACGAATCTATAGTTATTTGTTCAATAGTTCCTTCGCCTGATATTTTTAATGCACCAGTATTTGTTTCGTTCCATCGTGGATTAGTATTAAGAGTTACAAACCCATGTTTGTCCCCCAATGCCTTTTGATATTTTATTACATTTGTTTCTTTAACATTTTCACATAGGCAGAAAAAATTTCTACTATCAGGTTCTAATGTTACAACATTATTAAAAATTTTACTATACTGTTTTGGATAAAGGCCGCAGTTTCCTCCGGCTTGTATTACTAAATCTGTTGATGTAAGTAGTTTGCTTATTTGTATCGGTAAATCAAAGTGACCAATCTTATTAAGCCATTTCCATGCCCATATATCTTCTTTTGGCCATAACCACTTTCCCGGATGACGGCGACTTTCTCGATATTCCAAGTTTAAATCGTCTATCATTCGATATCTCTCTGTTGACAGTAGTTAGTTAGTTCTCTTTCTTTATGCCAGACTTCGTTCATAGGAGTATCAACAAACTCATGAAAGCAAGGTGCTCCTAGAGTATAGTGTAATAATTTAGCATTTTCGTTAGGACCAAATTCGTCCGGTAGCCAGTTCCATTCAATCGGCAGCTCACCTATACGAGCATCATCTAACCATTCAAATCTATGCAGATGTTTACCTGTAGATTTCATAACATAGTCAGGAGTTAGTCTACGATTAGGAAAACTGTTACAGTTCCATATAATCACACTAGACCAATTTTTACGAGGATAGTCTTCGTTTTTTGCGCCCATATACTTAACAGGCATACGTGTTCGATAATCATGCTTGATTACCTGTACATCCTTAGACGGGTCTCTCATAGACCAAAGTTTAGTAATGTCATCTCGTACAATCATGTCGCCATCAATAAAGATAGCATGACCAGTCCAGTCCATCAGATAAGGAACAAGAAATCTAGTGTATATAAAATGGTTACTACCGTCCTGGTGTATTTCTTTATAATCTTTAAAAAGATTAAGTGCTACCGGTATAATTTGTACAGGCTGGCTAGCATTACGAATAATACTATTTGCACAAACATGAAATACCGCTGCTTCTCTTGGATCGTAACCTATGAAAACTGGAATCATTCTTTATTTATAAACTATGTACTTTAAGAATATAAATATCATATGCACATTATACCTCTAACTATAGTTGATAAGTTTTTTGACAACCCAGACAGTATACGAAAATGGGCGTTAAGTTTACCTTATTACACAGACGAACTCGGACGATGGCCTGGAGCAAGAACTAAAGCGTTACACGAGATAAATCCAGATTTTGTAGATTATTTTGCTAACAAGTTTTTTTCTTTATTTTTTGATTTTGAAAAAGATAATGTACAATGGTCTATGGATGTATGTTTTCAACAAATTGATAAAACATACGGAACAGGATGGATACATCAAGACGAGCTATGCAGGCTAGCCGGATTAGTTTACTTGTCGCCAGACGGGGATAGTCATAGCGGTACTTCAATTTATGCTAGAACGAACGAGGCTATCTTTGCTCCGAATAAAATGGAATCTATTATGACTAAGATTGATTTTTACAAGGGCGGCGACAAAACCTTAGAAGATGCAGAATCTTATAGGAAAAAAGTAGCAACAGAGTTTACAGAAACAGTAAGAGTTAGTAACGTGTATAACAGATTACTTGCATATGACGGCCATATGCATCATGCACCGCACGAATTTACTGCTGAGAGAGAAAATGCTAGATTAACAATGGTATTTTTTGTTAATACCCTACGAGCAGATAGACCACCAATACAGCGTATGCGTACTATATCGACGCATCTTCCATCCCGGCCACTCTAAGTTTGACAATGTTAGTTAATTGCCATTGTTTTTGATCAAGGGCTTTAGTAATACCTAACCATTTATTACGTAGTAAGGCGAACTCGTTGATGATTTTTTCAAAATCTACAACATCGGATTCGCCTTCTACATAACGTTCGCAGTCTCGACTACTTAGTGCTCGTTGATAATTTTCAAGATACTTTCTAAAGTGTTGACTTTTAAGTCTACGACATTCAATGTTCAAGTACTCTAATATTGCTTCAATTTCTTGAAGTTGCCCAAATCTCACTTCTACAACACCAGGCATATTGGCAGCGGCCTTTTCTATATTTCCCGTTATACGGCATTCATATTTTGCTGCCTGTAATTCAGCTTCGTAATATTCTACAGCGTCGGGGATATTACTAATATCCTTAGAGATTTGAGTATACCAGTTCATTCTTCGTCTTCGTAAGAATCCCAGTCGTTTTCTTCATCGACTTCTTCTTCAACATCTTGATCGAGATAGAAATCTATAGCGTTATCTAAATCCTCATCAATACCGCTAGCACCAGCCATGACCTTATCACTAATGCCGTGGTCTGCTAATAGATCAACATAACGTTCTGCAAGTACATCTAAGACTTTTTTATCAACGTACTCTTTAAACAATAACCAGATATCACCAATTTGATTTTCATTCATGTTCTACAATTTCCCCAGTTTCAAGGTCGATGTTAGATTTTACATTAGGATTCTTAGCATAGTCTATCATGACTTTGTCCAATGCACCTTCTTCATTTCGCTCCCATTCTTTACGATAGAACTTGAGCTCTTCCGACCCAGCGTATTTAAGTCGATTGCCATCTTTTTGCAAGAATCCTTTGCCTTCGAAAAGGTCAACTAATCCACTATATGGATTCATACCTGTTTCATAAGGAATCTTAACCTGTACACTTTCAAATGGTTTTGCATAACGAGTTTTCATAACCTTACAGGCTGCACGAATGCCTCGAACTTCTGAGATCTTGTTGCCGTCTTCATCTTCTTTGAGCTTGAGTTTCTTCATAGCTACAACAATAGAACTAGCGTAAACAAAACCTTGTCCGCCACTAATTTTGTCATCTGGGTCAAACATATCCTGGCTAGCATAGGTATGATTTGTTGCTACCAGTCCCACGTTATACGATCCGAACATGTTGACACAATTACGAACTAGTGCGGTAAGAGCTTTAGGTTTACGACCCATGTCACCTTTTAGGTCACCTGCTTCGAATTGATTAACATCAGTCGGTGTTAACAACATACCTAAGCTATCTAGCACAAACAAAACTTTAGGACGTTCTGCCATTGCTTTGTATTCTTTCATAAACTCGTTAATAGTTTTAGCTACGTCATCAATCATAGCCATATTGAGTTTAAGAAGCTTATCTTCTGCGGTATCTACACCTAATGCTTTAAGCCATTCTTCGTCTAATGCATTTTCTGAGTCGATTAGGATTACATAGATTCCGTCTTTTTGTGCATTACGAACAAGATTTCCTGAGCAAATAAAACTCTTTCCTGCGCCAGATTCTCCAGCAAATACAGTAACCTTACCTAGCGGTACACCTTTGTGAAAGTCTCCCGAAATAAGATAGTTAAGAGCATAATTACCTGTCGATATCCAGTCTGTAGGATCATTAAAACCTACTCCTAGTCCGTCAATGCTTTTTGTTAATGTTTTTCTAAATTTTGATAAATCAAATGCCTTTGTTGCCATATAATATCCTTAAGAGAAGAGAACTCGGGCGCAAGGCCCGAGCCGTGTTACTTATTACTTGTTTCGATTACGAATCATAGCAAGGATATCTTCTGCCTTGCTACCGCCTGCGGCAGGTTTTGATTCTTCTGCTTTAGGAGCAGGTGCTGCCTTAGCGGCAGGTTGTTCCCATGGAGCTTCGTCTTCATCGGCTACAACAGGAGCAGCCTTTGGAGCAGCCTTAACAGTATTAGGATCACCAGTAGCAGAACTCATACCTGCTGGCTTAAAGTATTGCCCCCAACGGTCCATATCAAACGGTTCGCCTGCAACAGAAGCTTCGAACATTTCTTTGATAACTTTAACTTCTACGTCTGAAGGCTTCTTAGGCAAGTAATCCTTAAGACTAAACAAACCATGTTGTTCTAAAGCGGCAGTTTCCGCATCGTCGAGCGGACGAGTACGGCGACTCCACTTGCTAGTAGAATAGTCAGCATAACCACCCTTTGAAGTTTTGATCAATTTAAAGTCAACACCGTTAACTGCGTCAGTTGGCAAGTCATCCATTTCTGGATCTAGCAATGCGCCACGGATAAGTTGAAAAATTTGTGGTCCAATAATAAATCTACGGATAGGATTTTCTGGACGTTCTTGTTCTTTCAAACCGTCTTCAACAACGTATCCTTGGAAGATGTATGAACGCTTCTTCCAGTATTTACGACCCATATCTTCTAAAGTAGGATCTTTGAACCAACCACGTACTTCGTTAAGGATAGGACAGCTTTCGCCATACATTTCCATACAAGGGACGTTGACAGTAACTTGTTTACTATCAGTCGAGTTCTTAACTCCAGGGAATGGCAATTTGATCATTGCACGTTCTACCCAGAAAAATGTGTTATCGGAATTTCCGTCAGGAAGAAAACGGACTGTTGATTCGGAACCTTCCTTTAAGTTCCAGAACGGATAAATGGAATTATCTCCACCTGTTCTGTTACCGTCGCCTGTTGAGCGTGTTTCTTGTTCCTTTAATTTTGCGCGAATTTCAGCTAATGATGCCATAATGAGCCTCCTAATAAATTTTAATAGCCTATTGTATTTGCCTTTATTTGTTTAGAACCTACTAAACAAAAAACGCATACATGTTATTGTATGCGTTTTTATTTATGTTTGCAAGAGAAATCTTGCTTAATTATGATTTATTTTAGCCGTTTATTGAAGTCTTGCGTTCAAAGCTTTAAACATCTCGGCAACACTAGCTTGTGGTTTTTGAAGACCGTGTTCAGTAATACCAGCCAATTGACGAAGGCGTTTTGATTCGTAAATGGCGCTTAGTTCTTTAATAACCGTTGATGCTAGTTCAGTAACATCTTCGCCAAATTGTTTTTCAACTGCTATCATTACACCAGTTTCACCTTTGGGGAAAGAACCAGTTTGCTCGTCGTACATAGATTTAATAAACTCAACTACTTCTTCTTGTTTACTACTCATCGAATCTTCTGCAAAAATAGTACCAACATCAACTTTAGCAAGTTTGGCTGCTTCTCTAATAGTTAAATCTTTGCCACTAAATCTAATAATAGTTTCTTGTGTCGCACCTGCTTGACGAGCTTTTTCTATAGCTCGCATAAATCTTTCTGCTACTGGTACACCTGGTTGAGGCTCAGTCGGTTCTGGTGTAGGTGCTGCCGGTGCCGCTGCTGGTGCAGGTGTAGGTGCCGCTGCTGGTGCAGGTGCTGCGCCTTTATCAAATTGAATTTGACTACTTAGATCAGTACCAGTTTCTTCATCTTTAGCTTTTAAATATTGTACAATGATGTCTCTAACATCACTTTCTGGATTTAATGCACTAACAAATTTTAACGCTTTTGTTAATTCTGGATCATCAATTACACCTTTTAGGCTTTGAATAACATTAGTACCATCGGCGCCGCCTGGTAATTCTTGACTCATTAATGCATTTAATTTTTGCAACGCTACACTTTGAGATTCTGGATTATTACTAAACAAATCATTGCTTTCTCCAACAATTTGATTTAAGTATGTTTCATAGTTAACAAGTTCGTCAATTTCTTTTACTGGATCGTATTGAGATTCTTCTTCAATATCTGTAAACAAATCACTAGGCATAATTTCTTTTACTGGGGCAACATTTTCACCAACTAGTTTAAAAATATATGGAAACACATTTTTTAATTCTTCATTAAAACTGCGAATAGTTAATCTATCTACCCAGTCACTAACTACGTCTTCTGGAATAAAAATTTCTTCTGGATCAGTCCATGACTCAGCAAATGATTTGTAATAATTTACATTTTGTAAACTATGAATTTCTTTTTTAACCTGATCAATACGTTCGTAAACTTTGCTATTGATTTCTCCCATAGCTTCGCTGACCATTTCATTACGATCAACATAGCCTTTAAACATGCGTAACTTGTTTAATTCTTCTGAAAGACCAATAATGTGTTGACCAATAGAATCGTAACTGTTACCACCGTGTGCAACGTGTTGTGCTAGTGCTCTAGCTCCGTTTAGATGCTTGTACGGATACTTAAATCGTTCTCCGTCGGCATTTTCAACATAGATGCTGTCAATGTGCATAGTTCTACCAGCAGGTAGATCGTAGTTAACAGGCTTTGTATGTTTAACGATAAGTTTGGCTTCTCCCATGTCTTGAAAACTTGTTTTGGAAGTACCCCATAATTTACTTTCACTCATTGCAGCTTCTCCGTGCTTATTAGCTAGATAGTTATAATCTCTTTTATCTAAATTTGATTTGGTTGTATCTCTAGCACTAAATTTCATTCTGTGTTGTTTGGCAAATTCTCTAAGCTCTTTTAAAAAATTATACCACTGTTGTGTTATTCCGGTAGATCCCTGATCAGCAATATCGTTGCTGTAAATAACAACTAATCCGTCATCCTCAGAAATATCTACAGTAACAGTTCCTAAGTTTTGTCCTTTTTTAACAAAATCAAATTCAAAAAATCTAGCATCCTTAGGAGTATCTGTTACATTATTGTTAGCATCGCCTAGTTTAATTTGTGGAAATTGTGTTCTTAATTTCCCAAATAGTTCTTCAGCAGTTGTTTCTAAATTTAGTTCCATAATTATATCGTTTTAAAAACTACGTTTAATACAATTCTTTTTTCCGAGACTACAGGACTAGATCCAGAATGGAATTGTTTAGATTCAAATATAACGGCTTTACCTTTTTTAGGAGTTACTTTATCAACTACAGTTGTATAGGTTTTAGTTTTAGGGCCTATATCATCAAAAAAGTATGTATCACCGTCGCAATTATTTACATAGTATATCATTGACATCATATCGTCGCTATCTGATTTAATATCAACATGGGGATAATGATAATCATCTGAAATAGCTTGTGGTAAAAAATTAAATTTGGCTTTTTCAACGTAAATGTTTTTTTGCATTTTTTCTGCTAAATTTTGTAGCACTGGTCTTATAAGCTCTATCTTTTGACTGTTTACTTTACTTTCGCTGATAACAAGATGAACAAATTGATTAGGATTTAATCCTTGTTCGTATACAAAAGTTTTTTCTAAGTCAGTAGCATTTGTAAGGTCAATAGTATAGGGGCAAAAAAACCAAGGAAAATCTTGAGATAAAATATCTTCTTCGATTAAATCTTGAGTTTGCTCGTCTATTAGGTCTTCAAATATCATCATAGTTATATTTATGCTAGGGTTGACGAAACATAAATGGGCATAGGCATTTCGTAATCTTCGTCATTAATTCCGTCATTAGTACTAAAGCTATCAAATACCCTTGCATCCCAGTCAGCTAATACCTGTGTCATACGTATAATTAATAGCATAGCACTAACTAAATCGTCAGGCTCTTCCATTTTACCCTGAAAACTTACACCCTGTGCTATAAAAGATTTTAGTTCAGTAATTAAAGGTTTACTGTTAATGGTCATTTTGTTTGATTCGATTAGGTATTTCAATCTAGCACAGGCACTAATTTTAGCTTTATGTGTAGTATTAAACCCTTTACGGAATTTGCGTACATGCCCTTTTCGTATAGGCTCACTGACAAACAACCCAGGAAACTGATCTTCACCTATGTCTTTAATACAAATTAAACCAGCTTCGCCAATGTTATTATTTTCAATACTCCAGTAAAGGCTGTTACTACTTTCGTCACCTATTTGAGTTTGAATATACTGTAGTATCTCTTTAAGAATTCTTATTTGACCTTGTATAGGTGTAAGATTATGATGCCATTCGCCAACCTGTATAAATGAGGGCAATTCAACAACTTGAATAGCAGATCTATTTCCGCCGGTGCCTAAACTAGGATCTAAACTTACTGCATATAACATGTCTTTTTTAATTTCTTTATACCAACGGACTTGTCCCAAATTCATTATAGGGTTTCGCCCTTCCATGCCAGCAAGATGAATACTGTTAATTAGTGTTTCGTCAAATACTAAGAATTCACAATTGTATTCTCGACGGAATCGTTCTTCACCAATACGACCCCTTTCTGTTGTTGCCCATGCATCATCTCTATCTGGATGTTCACTCCAAGAGCATGTGAACGGAAAGAATCCGTTCACACCCGTTTCTTTCTCGTTACCAAACTCGTCAAATTTTTTATTAGCTTCTTTCCATATAGTAGCAAATGTATCTTCGTCACTGTTCGGTGTTGAAGTAATGATTGCTTTACCACCAGTTGCTAGTGTTGGCGAAATTGAAGTCCAGAATTCGTCTGCAATATTAGGCGGAACAAATGCAAACTCGTCACAGTATAGTAGGGAAATAGACATACCACGACCTGTGTTGCCAGTAGTAGTTGTAGAGACAATACGTGATCCATTATCAAATTCTATACTCCCTTTATTGTAGTTTACTACCCCACTACGAATGTAGTCAGGACATAATTCATAAGCGTATCTAATACGCTGCATAATTTCTTGCGAACCAGTATATTTGTGAGCACTAATTAATATTGTCTGATCCGGGTGGAACATGGCATACCATAACAAGTAACCAGCAGCACAGGTAGTTTTACCCATCTGTCGAGGTAACATGTTAATATTAAATCTATGTCCGTGGTAAGCATCTAATAACCGTGTTTGATACTCAAATGGTTCAAACAGCATCTTACCTTTAACAGGGTGCTGTATATAAAAGAAGGTACTACAGAAATGATGATACCCGTCGTCAGAACTGCACTTGAGCAAATCAGCAATCTGTTGCTCTGTAAATGTTTCTTTAGTATGGGCTTTTTTGGTTAAAACGCCGTCTAAACTTTTTGTTGCCATATTGTATTTACAATAAAAAAACGGGCCTATGGCCCGTTTTAGGTGTCAGTTTTTATTATCTAGACTTAACTTCTTGATACAGACTATCAAGGCGTTTAACTAAACTTTCCATAGTCATCGGATTACCGCCACCGTTAACTTTTGGGGCTTCTCCGCCTTTGCTATGCAAATCGTCGCCAGTTGGTGTTACTGCTTGAGCAGGTGCATACATTTCATCTGGCTCGTTAGCAAATTCATCAACTGGTATATCATCACCTACAACAATAGGTTTTTTCATTGCCATAGGAGCTGGCATTTCATCAGGACCGTCCATTTTGGCAATGAGGTCACCTAAGTCATGCCCGTCGCCATGCTCATCCGAGCCGCCATCTAAATTCTTTAGAATGTCTAACAAGTCACGAATACCACCGGCACCAGAACCATTCATACTAACATTCATATTAACATTATCTTGTTGTGGCGGATTCATAGAACCCATAGGACCCATACCACATCCGTCTGCTACAACTTCTTCTCGTTTAATATCGCCAGTACCTTTACCGTCTATTTTGATTTCTTCGCCTGGTGGAGTATTTTGAACTGCCTGACCATAAGCATTGCCTTCATTAGGCTCTTCGATCATAGGCTGATCTAATTCGTTGATGCGAGATAATAATTCTTGAAAATTCATTTTGTTTTTCCTTTGCCGCTAATAGGGCTCTTAGCAGGTGAAGCTTTAGCAAGTTCAGCGGCTTTTTCTTTTGGTGCTTTTTTAGCTAACAAACTGTCATTAACACCTTTATATTGTTGCGGTTCATTTCTTTTCTTTGACAATTCTTTAAGTAGACTAAGAACATGTTTTTCGCCTACTATTTTTTGATTATTGCTTGCAGGAAAATCACATTGACCAATTAAAGGTTTTCCGCCTTTTGTTTCTGCATTTTCTTCTTCAAGATTTAATTCTGCTTCATTCTCTTCAAGCGCGGTTCTTACTTTAATACAGCATCCTTTTAGCCCAGTTTGTTCAGTCATGTAACTGTGTAGTACTGTACTAGTTGTTGGATACTTTAGATCCACGTCAAAAACTGTTACTTCTACGTTTTCCATTTCTGGAAAATCAGGCACCTTAGCTTGAATAGGTACAGTTCTAGCTTTAGCAAATTTAGCTATTTCATATTTTTTCAAAGCATTTTCCATGACATCTTCGCAGTTGTCAGGTAGTTTTCCAGCAACTTTAATCTTAAAAGAGTAAAGTTTTTCTTCTATGCTTTCAGTGAGGTAGTCTTTAAATGATTTCATGGTCAAAATTCCGATAATATATTTATTTCAAATTCTTTAGTTTTTCAATAAGGCTATTGCGATCTGTAACAATAACTCCAGTACCGCTAACATCTACGCCATTATCTTCACCGGCATCTTGATCTAGTTTTTGTTTTTTAATTTGTAACTCGATCATTTTAAGTTTTTTATCAATTTTAGCTGCTTTTGCATCAATAGCATTCTTAAGCATGCCGCCAGCAACTTCAAATACACGACCGCTATACCTAGCTTCTACGTTCATGCCTAAATCCATTAAATCATCAAACGCATCTGTTGCTCGTTGTGCTAGGTCGTCAAATTCTTTATCGCTTATATCGCCGAGACCCTTTACTTGCGGTAACGCACTAGAGATTTTATCAAATTCCGAAATATCTCTTAAAAACGGTTGAGCGACAGATTCTTTAGCTTCTTGACGTTCAGCTTTTTTAATAGTCTTCTTGCTTTCTGGCAAATTAAGGATTTCTTCAAGTTTTTTCATAATACTACTTATCCTCTGCGACCATTATGAAATAAGTCTTGTTCGTTAAGTACACGAAACTTTAAGCCCTGTTTATTACAAAACTCTTGAGCTGCCCGCCATTTAACTACATTCTTTGCATACTGTATTTGGTTGTTACGATTCCTACCGACTTTTTCTAGCACTGTTTGATTTTGTGGTTTTACTTCAATAATTTCGGCTTGCATTTTACCTTTGTTATCTACATACTGTATAAAAAAATCAGGTACGTAAATTGTACCTTTACCTGTAAATGGATCTCGATAAGGTATTTTGATAGATTCGCTTGCCCATTTTAGTATTCTAGGGTCAGTGTCACAGAACTTCATAAAGCTCCATTCCCAGCTGCTCCTATATGTAGGTTGGCGAGTGCCTACATATTTGTCGGCATTAATAACTTGATATTTTCCTTGAGCAAATCTGCGACTCATTGAACAATGTTTCTGCTTTCTAGGGTTTCTTCAAGCACTGTAAGTTTATAACCTAATGCAGATCGTCTATCACGATAAGTGTTTAATACTTCAGTAACTATCTCACTAAGTTTAATATCATTAAGGCCTTTTAGTGTATCTAATAGCTGTAAAGGGTTTATGTTTTCTAATCTAGCTTGATTTAATAGTACAATGCAAGTGCTACGTGCTGCCTGTTCATCAAATCCTCTTTTTAAGAAAAAACCTATTACAGCATCAATTTGATTGCTAGGGAATGTAATTTGATGTAGGAAAAAATTATCAAAGAAGTTTCTTACTTCTTCGCTGCTGTCAGTGACTTCTTTGCTAGGTAGATTATATTTTCTTTCGACTGCCATGTTATAAACCAGTTATTCTTCTTTGTGTTGTAGGCACAGTATTATCTTTGTCGTAAACAGGGAATGCTGTGTCGTTTAATCCAATACGTCCTAAGTTTGAACTTCTTTGCGGATTTCTAATAGGTGAATTTTTTGTAGAATTTGCTAGACCTTGATTAGTTAATGGTTTAGTTTCGATATACTGTTTAGCAGAATTAGGATTAGCTGAAAGAGCCGTTAATGGACTTTTGTAAGCACTAGTAGGATCTACTTTTCTTTCAGCAGATCCAAATACTTGTTCTTTACCGTTTAGAACTCCACCTTGTACACCCGGCGACGGACTTCTTCCACCACCGCCCGACTTTAACGGACTTGGAGTTTGATCATAATTTGCAGATGCAAAGTTTGGCGGACTTCCAGGGCCTGCACCACCGCTATCATATGTTACAGCATCATACGCTACTACCATAGTGTGTTCTGCAGGACTTGTGTCAGTCCAGTTAAACGTATCGTGACTCCATGATACAATAACAGGGTGTACTAATGTAAACCCTTGCCATTTGCGTTTAGCAAATGTATGAATTTTTACATAATTTACAAAAGGAACTACAGGTTCGTTTTCTAAACCATATGAAGTCAATGGAGGACCAAAACTTTTACCATATAGACCAGCTTGTGCTGCACCATGGTCGCCAAATGTATAACTGTACCAACTTTCAAAAACTTTTCTAGCTACTCCAGAATTATCATCATAAAATTTTAATGTTACCTGCTGATAATTTAAATTTAACATTATAACATTACGTCTGTTATATTGATTTGCTACTTCTGTATTGACAGAAATTTTAGGAGTTTCCATGCTTTTAATAACAGCACTAAGTTGAGAGCTTGAGCCTCCTAAGGTGCTTATAACAACATGATGTTGAAATTTAAGCCTTGGAGCTAGTGCAAAGTCGCCGTCGACAAAAGAACGAGCAGCATGTTGGAAATCACGTAGTACAGGTGACCCACCGGAACCACTATTAAATTGACGATTAGAATAGCTTGACATACAATTATTTATCTACCATTATCTACGTAGATAAAAATGGATCACAAAAAAAGCAGCTTTCGCTGCTTCTTTTTGTGTTTTATTAAACACCAGGTCCTGTTGCAGCAGTACCGAGTGTTCTTGGTACAGCGGCTCCAACGCCAGTGCCCGATGGAATCTGTAAGCAGTTATCAGGTTGAATTGTTAAATCAATCTGAACTGGTGCAGCGTCACCGTAGGCTAATGATTGATAGTTGACTGCGGTTACATAGCAACCATACATTTCCCATGTTTCAAGGACGTTTGGTGTGTTTGCTCCGTTGCCACCGTCTAGCATTTCTAATCTTAACATGAACTTGTAGTCAATAGCACTTGCAGCACTAGCTTGCTCAAAAAAGTCAAACTGTTTCTGCATTTGCTCACCAACTAACTTAGCAACTTGTCCTGTAGCGTCGTCACGTAGGCTAACTGCAATAGTTTGCCATGTGTGCTTACCGGCGTAGTTGATTTTACTGTTGTAAGTTTCAATTACTTGGTTTGCAAACTGTAAGTTTGGTCGACCAACGTTCATAACTTGTTTTGTAAGTTCTGTTGTAGGAGTAGAAACACCAAAATTCTCAAACATCATTCTAAAACGATATTTGAGCTTAGGCATTAGCATACCCTGTGCGCTAGCAGATTGGTCGCTAGCTAGGGGTACTGTAAATCTTGTTAATGTTGCGATTGCCATTTTTTAATGCTCCTCTATATTATAGGCCAGCAATTTCGCCAGTATTCTTCAAGCGTAGTGGAATGTAAATAAATTCAACTGCTTTAACTGGTTCAATTGCGATGTCAATCCATAACTCATTACGATCAATTCTGTTAGGTGTATTGTTACTTTCGTCACATACAACTAGGTAATCGTATAGAGCACGTTGTCCTACTAGTTCTAATAGTAAAGCTTCAACCGCTGCTTTAATTTCATCTCTAGTAATCTTATCGTTTGGTTCAAAGATATATGGTTTAGCTAAAACAGCTAGTTGTCTACGTAAGTAAACAATTAGTCGAGCTACGTTAATACGATCTAAAGCACTGGCTGCGCGAGCACGTGTCTTTTGACCATAGTTAACTAATCCTGTACCTGTAAAGAATGTAATAGGATTAACCTTTGTTTCGTATAGCGTATCACGTTGTCCTGTGTTTAGTGCTACACTTCTAAATTCGCCTTCGCTGTTAACATAGCCAACTGCGGTTGCGTTAGTGATGCCACCACGACGTACACCGGCTGGTGCAAACCATGGATAAGCTACTTGATCGTTTAGAGCAATAACTCTTAACATCATATGGCTTGGAGGAATAACAACATTGTTACCAAAGTTGTCGCTTGTGAAGCCCCATGGATAGAACATAGCCATGTACTCGTCAAAGCTAGCTGCTCCGATATCGTTATCTTCTACAGCAATTAGCTCATTATTACCCCAACGTAGCAAGCTGGTTGCATCAGGTGTTAAACGAGCAGGAGTATCACCAACAACAAATGCTGTTAGACCGCGATCGTAGTTTAAGTTAACCATTTCGCCGATTAGCTCAGGATAACCTGGGCAAGCAATTAAGTTAAAGATACGTCCGTCTTCGTCACGGATCTGTTGATTACTATTAACTGTAGCTTGTAAGGCTTGTACAACAACTTTACGTTGTGCTTTACGTCCAAAACTTCCAGAACCGTCATCTTGGTTTCCGCTTACAGTTGTCCAACGATGTGGATAGTATAGTTCCATTGCTTCGCCGTTGAAACGAATGTTATCATCAGCAGTATTAATATAATCACGTTTGAATTCTTTTACGTTATAACCGCTTCTACGTAAGTTCCATAGCAACATACCTTTTGGATATAGTGCTGGATCTGGACAATCAGGGTCAACGTAATTGCTAGATAACAGACTTGCAATAGTGCCTTGTTCGTAACTATTAGTTCCGCTTGTATTATAACGAGCATCTGCAAATAATACACCGTCTTCTGTGCTTTGATCTGTTTTATCTAGTAATACCCAACGTTTTGAAATTGGTAAATTAGCTAGATCAAAATTAAATCTGTAAATTTGAGGGAAATTTTCCATGTCTGCTGTGCTTACCCACAAATCACCAGTTACTAACGGATTACCATCACTTTGAAGCTCTGGTGCTGTTGCACTTACAATAGGTCCGTCAGCATCAGTATTTCCGTATTCAGCATAGTTTTGATATCCAACCCATTTGTCACCGTCGTGGATCATAATATCAACTTCGTCAATTACAGAACTGTACCATAGGCGTCCGTCTACTGGAATACGTGTAGGAGCATCTGCATTAGCTGCATATACTAGAGGTTCCCATGAACTAGCAATGTAATCATGTAATACATCTCCGTTCGGTGCTGCAAACAAGAATTGTGTTTTTCCTGTATTTGTTGCTCCTGGTTCATAATTCCAGGTTGCTAATCCATAGTCAGCTAATGGGGCGCCTGCACCTTCTGTCATTCTAAAATCGCCGCCTAATCTGTGCTTAATTAAAACACGATTTTGTGAATCAACTTCGGCTTCGATGTTAGTAAATCCTGCAGAATTAATAGCGTTAGCCATTAATGTCGAATCAGCAATTGTGCCGCCTGCGGTCCAAGAAACTGTTTTTGGAAGATAAGAACCGTTATCAAAATAATCAGCAAGTGCATCTGATCCCTGTAAGCTTTCGGCTAGTATAAACGATTTAGCTTGAGCTGTTACTGTTCCGTTTTCAATTTTAGCTGTTTTAATAACAGTAGCGGTTTCGTTGCCGCCTTTCCTCCAAATTTTCCACGAAGCTAATCTTGGACTATTGTCAGTACCATTATCTTCAGTATAATTTGTTTGAACATATAATGTGCCAACTGGTAAATTCACACCGCCTCCTGCTGGGTCAAGTGCGTTTATTGCCGATTGTCCATTAGCATATAATGGAGAATCAACTCTTTCCCAGGCAGAGGTTGAATCGCTCCAACGCTTAACTCTCCAGCGAGAACCTAAATTTGGTTCAGTTGTTTTAATCCATACAGAACCTGTAGGTCTTCTTTCAGATCCTGTTAGTTTCCACTGTGGAACTTGAGTATGTTTGCTAATTTGCAATCTAGGAGCAAAGTAAATTGTGCCTGTTTTAATACCTAGTGCGCCACCATCTGTGCCAACTAGTGAACCTGTTCCGTTAGCAATTACAACACTATTAGAGCTTGTGCTATCTTCGGGGTTATTGCCTTGAGTACCGTCACTATAAATTTCTAATTTTCCGTTTGGCGCTGCTGCACTAATACCTTGAGCAGCCATTTTTGTATTAATATCAGCAACTACAGATGCAACAGTTGTTCCTGACATTATTGTTACACCATTTATAGTAAATGTGTTACCTGATACAAGAGTAGGGTTAATAGCAGAACCTGTAACTGCTGGCCAACTATTAAACCAATCTGCTGTACCTACTGCTACCCAGTCCCCGGATCTATTTCTGTACCATAGTTTACCTGGATGCAGAGTTGTAAGTTGAGGATTGTCTGCAAGCTCATCTTCCGTCATAACTACAGCATAATCTCCTATTGCTCCTATTGATCCTTTAGGTCCGCCAGTAGCAGAATCTACTTGTGTAGGATCAGTAATTACACGAGGAACTTTGTTAGTAAACTTTTGGCCGCCACGTGTTGTTACAGGTGCACCGTTCCATTCAAAGATACCAAATGATGTAGTACTTGTATCTAGCCAGTGTGTTCCATTGGCCGGATTTGAATCTGGTTCTGTAGCACGAGCATCTAGTTGATTTAGATCTAAATCAGCACGTACAACAAATGCACGATTGCTAACACCTAATAAACTATATGCGGCTTGTAAACCGTATTCGTTTTGCTCTCCAGCATGGATAGGATTGTTATTTGAATCTGTCTTAAAGACTGGATCTCCGAATACATCACCTAAATCACGCTGACTTGTTAGAAGATAAACTTCTCCAGCGTTGGCTTTAAGTGTGCCCGGGGCGGTTCCGGTACCTCCGCTGTTTGCTTTGTTTTCAGCAGAGGCAACAATTACTAGTGGTACTGTGCCAGGAGCTGCTGGTGTATAAAACGATTCGTCAATTACTTTGACTTCTACGCCTGGTGAACTTAATGCCATCTTGGAATCTCCTAAGGTTTTTGTTCTACTAGTATTTATTGGAAAGTATCAAAAAATACCTAGTAATAACAGACCAAAAAGGGATCAAAAAGGGCAGTTATAAATAGCTTTATGACTAGACCATTATGTACATGCGGGTTGAGACCCGCGGCGATAAACTATCAAAAAGCAGGAAAGATTTATTACAGATCTAAGTGCGAATCTTGTCTTAGGTACGGAGGTACTGCTAAAGGACTGCCTAAATGGTATCAAGATGGTTATCGCATAAAGCTTGTTTGCGACAAATGTAATTTTAAATCAAAATACAAAGAACAGTTTAATGTTTATCACATAGACGGCAATCTCAATAATACTCGTCACAGTAATTTAAAGTCTGTATGTGCTAATTGCCAGAGGCTGTTACATAAAGAAGGGTTTCAGTGGCGTCGTGGCGATCTTCTACCAGATTTCTAATTTGTTCAAACAGTTCATCTATGGTAGAATTGTTAGAAATAGTATGATCAATATCCCCGCCAACCCAGCTAGTTTCACTAGCGTGTATCCCTAGACGTTTTAATTTATCGGTACTAAGCAGCCAGCTCATATTACCGCTTCCTTCGTTCATATTAACAGCGTCTTGATACCATTCAGGGTCATCACCGCGTTTGATACGAACAACAATGCCGCCTGCATTATGAATTGCTTGAATTTCGTTAGGTGAAAGCTTTTGCGAAGCACGTCTGTACCCCAATATTGTAAAACCCAACGAGGTGTTAGGTTAGGCATACCTAGGCGTTCTGCCCACCACATGTCAACTTGCTCTCGCCATTCACGGGCTTCTTTAGTACGCCCTTCAAGTAAGGTTCGATCCCATCCAAAAACACAAGCTACTGCATCTTTAAGTGTGTTAGCAAACGAGTCTCGTCGATATCCATGAAAATTTACCAAGTAATCTGCGGCAGTATCTTTGCCTGAACCAATAAAACCAACAAAGCCAACAATCATAGTATCCCCCAGTGATACTATATATTACACGATTTTTACAAGTTTGTCAATAGTGATTATACGCCATATTTGTTGCGTTTGGGCTTTGCAACTGGACTTGTTATGTTTGTAGTTTCGAGCTCTAGACTACGCATATCGCCTTTGTTTAGATCTTGATAGTCTGCACCTACTACTTTAGCAGCCTGTTTGAACATTTCATGTTCAACTTCTGTATAGGGATGAATTGTTTTCTTTTTACCGTGCCAGCTTTTGCCATCAATGTCTGGTTTAGTTTTGCCATCTGTACTGGCCATTGCTTGTCCTAATTTAAAAGCTACATAGTCACTGTTAGCACGTTCAGAATCGCCATATATAGTTAATCCTCTACTAGATTGACTTTGACGTTTAGTAGGTTTAGGTTGACGTACTTCTGTAATAACTTCGTAGATTTTCATATTAGCCTATAATAAATGTATATCCAGTTCCGCCAGAAATTAAAGTTTCAAGTTCTTTATCTAATTTTTCAACTTCAGCTTTTCCGTCAGCTTTAAGGTCGCCGCCATTCAAACTGCCGCCGCCTTGCGGGCCTGCAATACTTGAAAACTTGCTACGAGCTTCACCTAACATTAATTTACAGTTTGCAAGTGTATAATCTTTAATCCATTGTCTTGCATACAGATCTTCAATGATAACATAATCGGGTCTGTAATTTTGGCAGCGTAACATTATAGTTTCGCCTTCTGTAAATGGACGTTGTAAAATTCGCAAAGTTCTACTAGACTGGATCCATTGAAATTCAATGTAGCTACCAAACATTTTACCAATTGTTTCTTGATAGCTAGCAAACATAAAATATGTAGCAATGCCACCTAACATAGTTGAATTTAATAGGTATGTGTTAGTATAGGCTAAGTTAAATGGTTCAAAGTTTGTGCCGGTGCCGCCGCCTGTCCTAGATCCTAGCGTTCGTCTAAAAACACTTTGTACATTAATAACTTCTTGAGGAAGAATATAATCATTGCGATCTTTTTCTAATTCTAAGAACATGTAACTTTCTTCTACACTGTTAGGACTACGCTGTCTAAAGCGAGTTAGTGCTTTTTCTAGTGCTGTTTCATAATGAATAGGATCGAGCTCAACGTCGATCATGCCGTCACCTAGCATAGTGCGACAATAATCGAATACTTTTTGTTTAACGGCTTGCGGATTATCTGACATTCCAATCTCCCTATGTATTTATTCGCTAAATATTAGACTATGCCCCGTTTATCAATTTACAAGCCAGAAAAAGGTGCTGATTACAAGTTCTTAGATCGTAATATTTCTGAGATGTTTCAAGTTGGCGGAACTGACGTATATCTGCACAAATATCTAGGCCCTAGAAACCCTAGTTTAGAAGAAGCTACAGCAGACCAACCCAGGTATGACGCTGTAAAAGAAACTAACATACAAGATCTGCTGCTGTTAGAAAATCGTGATAGAAAATACGATACTAGCATTTATACTCTTAGAGGTATCTATAATGTTTCCGATATTGATTTTAATTTAAGTCAATTTGGACTTATGATTGACAATGATACAGTTTTTATGACTGTACATATTAATGATTTTGTCAGTATGATCGGACGTAAACCTTTAGCGGGAGATGTTATAGAACTTCCGCATTTACGTGACGAGTTTGCTCTTAACGACTTTGATGTAGCACTGCCTAGATACTTTGTTATTGAAGAAGTAGGTCGTGCTGCTGAAGGATTTAGCCGTACATGGTATCCACATTTATACAGATTAAAATTAAGAAAAATAATAGATAGTCAACAGTATAAAGAAATTTTTGACAAAGCTATTGTAAATCCAGTTACTGGGGAAGCTACTAATCAAACATTAAGAGATGTACTAAGTAACTATAATAAACAGCTTCAAATTAACGATGCAGTAATTGCTCAAGCGGAAGCAGATGTGCCTAAGAGCGGTTTTGAGACACAACATTATTACACACTGGCCTTAGACGAAAACGGCAACCCTGCTTTAAGAACAGCAGACGAAACTGACATTGATGCTAGTGCAATCACGTTAGATGCCAGTTTAATGAACGAACGTGCAAAACGTGCCGGATACAGTGGTTATTTGATTGGTGATGGGATTCCACCTAATGGTGCTGATTTTGGGTTTGGTATACAATTTCCTAACTCGGCACTAAAAGATGATTTCTTTTTACGTACTGATCTTATGCCTAACAGGCTGTTTAGGTATGACGGTAAACGTTGGATCAAAGTTGAAGATGCAGTTCGACACACAATTACTAATACAGATAATAGAAATACTCAAAAAACTGGATTTATTAATAACACTAATTCAGCAGTTATTGCTGGAGATAATATTCAAGAACGTCAGAGTCTTTCTAAAGCACTTAAACCTAGGGCAGATTTCTAATGCAATATTTTTACGACGGACAAATAAGAAGATATCTTACACAAGTTATTAGAATGCTTAGTAACTTTGTAGTACGATACGGGGACGGAACATTAGTTAGAGTTCCTGTAATGTATGGAGATCAAGATCGACAGGCTGCATTTATTGTAAATCAAAATAGCGAAAATACTGTATCAACCGCTCCTCGTATTTCTGTTTACGTTAATGACCTAGATCTAGCTAGAGATAGATTAAGTGACAGTAGTTTTGTTAGTAAACTACACATAAGAGAACGAGACATCGACGATGCTACTGGTGATTATGTATATACTGAAGGTGCTAATTATACAGTCGAAAGATTAATGCCAACTCCGTTTGATCTAACACTTAAAGTCGACATTTGGTCAACTAGTACTGAACAAAAATTACAAATACTAGAACAAATACTAGTGTTATTCAACCCTAGTCTTGAATTGCAAACTACTGACAACTACATTGACTGGACTTCTATAAGTGTGCTAGAATTACAAGATGTAGCATTTACTTCTCGCAGTGTACCAACAGGTACAAATTCTGCAATTGACATAGCTACACTTACACTTAAAACTCCTATCTATATCAGTCCTCCGGTAAAAGTTAAAAAGTTAGGTATTATTACTAATA